GTTTCTCTTTCTCCATCCAATGAATGACGCGCTCAGCAACGAACGCTGTGTCTTTACCGCGTAGCTTCTCTAGAATAACGGCGCGCCGTCCTTGTCGATAACCGATAACTGATTGATCGTCTCCAAAGCGCGCAACGTCGCAGGCGAGAACCTTAGGCAGCCCTTCAAAGCCTGTCGCTGTAGCTTTGCGTGCAGCTTCGACATGCGAAGGAGCGATAAATTGGTCGCTTCCCACGAGCGGAAACTCACCCCGAATCCAGATACGTACATGGTAAGAATCTTCTCCATGATCGTCGATCTGCCGCTGCTGCTCGGCGTGATTCGTCCCTTCCACGTTGCGCGCGTCGATTTGAAATGTCTTCCAGCGATGCTTATTCTTCCCGAAGCATTCTCTGAATCTCCCGTACGGGCGCGTCGGGTTCCCGAACTGAATCCAGATCATCTCAGTGTCAGCGTCAGTCAACGTTCCTTCGATATTCGCATGAATCGTGTCGTGAATCCCGCTCGCTTCGTCGAAGATTACGACGAGACGCTTCCCTTGATTGTGAAGGCCGCTAAAAGCCTCCATATTTTCTTTCGACCACGGGATGAAGTCAGTACGCCACTCGCGCTCGTGCCCACGCTGACGGCTTGTGATCGAAGTAGCTTTACATTCCCACCAGAAGCTATTCAGCGCGAGCCGCGTCCACTTCGTTACTTCAGGAACCGTCTTCGTCGCAAGCTGCGTGCCGGTATTCGCAGTGACGACGACTTTACAATCGCCGCACGTGCTCATTGCCCAATTTACGATCATCGCGACGAGCGCTGACTTACCGATGCCTTTGCCGCTAGCGACTGCGATCTGACAAGGCTCGAATCTGGTTTGTTTATTCTGGAGGTGGTCGCGAATCTCAGAAAGAATCTTTTCTTGCCACTTGCGCGGGCCTTTGCTTAGCGCTAGCTCGCCTTTGCCCCACGGGTATGCCATGCGAGCGAATGCTAACGGGTCACTCTTCGTCGCGTGAACGCGCTGAAAGAGTTCTTCGTGAAGACTAGCTGCCGCTACGGCTGTCGCCATCAGTCTCCTGCTCTTTTATTCCATTTAACCGCTCGGCGAGAGTCTCAAGGCCAGTGACTTCGATTGTTTCTTTCATCTTTCCGAACGCGCGATTCGCGAGAACATCGAAAGCGTATGCATTACCAGAGCGGAGAGCTTTCGCGAAAGCTTTGTAAATCTCTTCGTCGTCGTTACTGAAAATAGCTTGCGCGATTTCTTTCGCGAGATCGTTCTTCGGGCGGCCACCAGGATTCCCGCACTGGCCTTTCACGTAAGGCTTGAGATTCTTCAAGCTGTTTTCGTGAACGCCTTTCTTCTCTGACGTTTCTTTGATTTGAGAGATTTCTTTTGTTTCTTCGATATGGCGGGCTGTCTTCATAGCTTAGAGGGTGCCGAGCGAGGCGGAGGGGGCCTCGCTCGGCAGTGAGCTTGCGGTCGTCTCGTACACGCAAGTGACGTTGTACATCGTGAGCGAGACTCTATACGAGCGAACGAAAGCGTGTAAAGTAGTCTTTCGCGACAGCGACACGACTTAGCGTCCCGACGCCGCTTACAAGCGAAGCGTCGGAACGCAGTCACTGAATTCGTCAAAACGCGAAAATTCTCTCGTCAAAACGCGCTCAAATTACCCCTAGCAATAAAAAATCGCGTTTTGACGAATAAGTCCTTTAGAATGTAGCGTTTTGACGGCGTTTTGACGAATTTTTTTAGGGGGGTCAAAACGCCGTCAAAACGTTTTTCGTCAAAACGTCAAAACGCCGTCAAAACGCGAGTGTTCACTTTTGAATAGACGCGCTCTAAAAAATAGTTCTCGCTTTCTCGCTATACTTCTATATACTACTCGACGCTCTACGTACTTTTCGAGAGGTCGAAGACGATGCTCCCAGCCGAGCTTACAGTTACAGAGTCGATCAAGTTTAGCGGCTACACGCGCGTTCATCTTTACAATCTCATAAACGCTGGCCGCCTTAAGTCGCGTCGCGCGAAGATGAGAGCAGCACCGATAATCATACTAATCGACAGAGCGTCACTCGAAGCCTATATGGAACAGCAAGGGCGCTCGGTCGATGCCAAAGCAAGCTAGCCTCGAAGCGATACTCGCGAAACTCGAACGCACTGAGCGAAGCGGCGCAGGGTATAAAGTTCTCTGCCCAGCTCATGCCGATAAAAACCCGTCGCTATCTATCACGGAAGAAAACGGAAAAGTCCTTCTCTTTTGTCATGCCGGTTGTACGCAAGAATCTGTCTGGAAAGCTATCGGCGGACCTGTCGAAGTCGCGCGCTATCAATACACAGACGAGAATAATAAAGTTCTTTACGAGAGCGTTCGCTTCGAACCGAAAGATTTCAGGCAGCGACAGCCAGTTAACGGGCACTGGAACTGGTCGCTTAAAGGCGTTCGCTTAGTTCTCTATCGATTAAAAGAAGTGCTCGACGCAGAGCGCGTACTCATCGTAGAAGGCGAGAAAGACGTAGAGACGCTTCACGATCTCGGCTACACAGCGACGACGAGCGCAATGGGTGCGAAGAGCTGGCGCGCTGAGTACGCAGAGTTCTTAGTCGGTAAAAATGTAATCGTAATCCCAGATAACGACAGCGCTGGCGAAGCATATCTCGACGACGTAGCGCGATCTTGCATCGGTAAAGCGAAAAGCATTCGCGTCGCGCGGCTGCCAGAGAAATATAAAGATGTAAGCGATTGGAACCCATCGCGTGAGACCCTGTCTGGTTTCTTAGAGCTAGCAGTCGAGTGGGCCGATAAGCCACCCGATAAATGGCGAGAACTGTTTCACACGTTCGATGAGTTCGAAAACGCGCCGCCGCTGTCGTTCTCGATAGAAGGGTTTTTACAGAACGATTCGATTAACGCTATCGCTGGTCTACCGGGTCACGGTAAGACACTCGCAGCTCTTGCGATTTGTCGCGCGCTGCTGATTGGTGGGGAGAAACTTTGGGATTTCTTCCCTATCGTCGAGCGAGCAGAGAGAATTATATATCTTATCCCGGAGTCTACGATTACACCGTTCAAGCACAGATTGAAACTCTTCGGGCTTTACGATCTCGTTCGTAGCGAACGACTATTGATTCGTACGCTAACGAAAGGGCCGACACCAGAGCTAGACGACAAAAAGATTCTCTACGCTGCGAAGAAAAGCGTCGTTATCGTTGACACAGCGATTCGCTTCGTCGGCGACGCAGACGATAACTCAGCAAGCGAGATGGCGCGCGGCTTAAGCGAAGACTTAATGAAGCTATTAAGAGCCGAGTCGCGGCTCGTGCTCGCGCTATTTCATAGCGTTAAAGCTGTCGGCGCGATGAGCGTCATGAATCTAGAGAACATGATTCGCGGCAGCGGCGAGATGGGTGCGATCTTAGCTACAGCGTGGGGGCTGAAACAGATCGAAGCGCGCTCGAATACGATATTCGTTCAGAACTTAAAGCCGCGAGATTTCGAGCCGTGCGGCCCGTTCGAGCTTATCGGTAGACCTGATATCGATCAGACTAGCGACTTCAGGATGCTAAAGAAGCCAGAAGAGTGTGGCACGCTCGCTGACGAACAGCCTGACATGAACGTCAAGTCGAACAATCAGAAGAAAGAGTTCAAAGCTTCTAATATGGCGCTCTACACCGAATGGGTCGAGCGCGAGCCAGAGCTATCTTACGAAGAGATCAGAGCACGATTCTTACATAAAGGCATCGCGATAAAGCTTACGACGCTGCGCGGTTATGCGGCAGAGTTAAGGAAGAAAAGATGAATAACAACTACGAGCGTAATAAAAGGTACGAAGCATTCCTGAAAGCACATCCCGAGTTGAAAAGCGCACAAGAAGCAATTCTAGCGATGAAGCGCGATGGAGTCATCGCTAAGTCTACGTACTGGATGGATTGCCGCTATGTACTGAATTATTTTGGCGAGGCTCGCTCGTGACCCTCTTCCGCTACCCACCGCTGATCTTACTAGCGGGCGAAGTAAGCCTAGCGATAGGTCTGATGCGAATCGCTGACTTGCCG